GGCTAGAGCTAATTTAAGAAGTAAAAGCAACTAGGAGCCTAAAATGGCGATTGAACAAGGATTAGGTGCTGGCGGAATTCCCGACGAGCCTATGGTTGAAGATAATACCCGTATGATGGAACTCCCCGATCTTCTTCCTGAAGTTCCGGGCGTTACTGAGCTTGATGATGGAAGTGTCATTGTTGGCGAATACGAAGAAGAAGGCGAGCCTGTAGAAGAAATCGAGTTCGAGGGGAACTTGGCTGACGTTATGGACGAAGGAGATTTAAACGATATATCTTCTAGTCTTGTTGGTTCTATAGAAGATGACCTTTCTGCCCGTTCCGAATGGGAAGACACTTACAAGAAGGGCCTTGAGTTCCTTGGCATGAAGACTGAGGAGCGCAGTGAGCCGTTTGAAGGTTCTTCTGGCGTTATCCACCCGTTACTTGCTGAGAGCGTTACACAGTTTCAAGCTCAAGCTTACCGTGAGATGCTACCATCTAGCGGACCTGTCAGATCACAGGTTGTTGGCGCTCAGAACGAAATTCTTGTTAAGCAGGCAGAGCGCGTTAAAGATTATATGAATTATATGATCACTTACGAAATGGAAGAATACGATCCTGAGATGGATCAGATGTTGTTCTATCTCCCTGTGATTGGTTCTACATTCAAGAAAGTTTACTTCGATCCTTTAAAGGGTCGCGCTGTTAGTAAGTTTATTCACGCTGAAGACATCATCGTGCCTTATGGCGCGTCTGATTTTGCGTCTTCGCCTCGCATTACACATCGTTTGTCTATGGATTCTAACGAGATTCGTAAGCTACAACTTGCAGGATTTTACCGTGATATTGATCTTCCTAGCCAAAGCGAAGGCGAAGATTCGTCTATGGATGAGGTCGAAGAGTCAATAGATGACATCCAAGGTATTCACCCTTCTGGTCCCTCCGAAGAACTTACATTGTATGAAGTTCACACATCCTTAGACATTGATGGCTTTGAGGATTTGGGTGCTGATGGCGAGCCTACAGGATTAAAGCTTCCGTACATTGTAACCGTGATTGCTGACTCAGGTGACGTTCTTTCTGTGCGCAGGAATTACGATCCAATGGACCCTATGAAGCGTGCAAAGCAGTATTTTGTACACTACAAATTCTTGCCCGGTTTGGGCTTTTATGGCTTAGGTCTAACGCACATGATTGGTGGATTGGCTCAAGCTTCTACGTCTATCCTGCGTCAACTTATAGATGCAGGCACGCTCTCTAACCTACCAGCAGGCTTTAAAGCCCGTGGCGCTCGTATCCGTGATGAAGATTCTCCCCTTCAGCCCGGTGAGTTCCGCGATATTGATGTGGTTGGAGGCACCCTGCAAGGCTCTTTGATGCCCCTCCCTTTCAAGGAGCCTTCAGGGACGCTTTATAACCTTCTTGGTACACTTGTAGATGCTGGACGTAGGTTCGCATCAATGGCTGACATGAAGGTTGGCGAGATGGGCGGAGATACGCCTGTTGGAACTACAATGGCTATTATGGAGCGCGGCACTAAAGTTATGTCCGCCATCCACAAGCGTTTGCATTACTCTCAGCGTATTGAGTTTAAGCTTCTGTCTAAGATTTTCTCTGAGACTGTGCAGGCTTATCCGTATCCAGCAGACATGCAGATGGGTCCTGAAATCTTCGCACAAGACTTTGATAATCGCGTAGATGTGCTTCCTGTTTCTGATCCTAACATCTTCTCTATGTCCCAGCGCATTGCATTGGCACAGACAGAGTTGCAGTTGGTTCAATCCAATCCACAGATACACGGTGGGCCACAGGGTCTATATCAAGCGTATCGTAAGATGTACGAAGCGTTAGGCGTAACTAATATTGATGGCATTCTGCCACCCCCGCCACCACCACCGCCACCAGTTAATCCATCTAAGGAAAACCAGTTGGCTTTACAGGGTGCTCCGTTACAGGCATTTCCAGAGCAAGACCACGAGGCTCACATAGAGGCTCACATGGCCGTTATGTCTACTCCAGCTATGCAACTGAACCCTAGTGCCATTATGGCATTACAGGGCCACATACAGGAGCATATAGGTCTACTCGCAGAGGCGCAGGCACAGCAGGAAGTTATGTCTCAGATTCCACCAGAGCAAATGCAGATGATGCAACAGCAAGCTCAGATGATGCAACAACAAGGGCAGATGGGCGGACCACAAGGTCAACAGCCTCCTGCTGATCCTATGGCGCAGTTTAAGCCACAGATTGATTCTCTTGCGGCACAAATTATCGCTGATTTGACTGAAGAGCTTGCTCAAGCGGTTAGTCCACCTGAGCAGTCTGATCCGCTTGTGGACATCAGGAACCAAGAACTTCAGTTAAAGGCTGCTGACTTACAGCGCAAAGAAGCTGAGTTTGAGATAAAGCAAGAGTTTGCTCGTGAAAGAGAACAGAATGACGTTCTTACCGCGCAGCAACGTATTGATGTTTCTGAGGCCGCATTATCCGATAAGACTAGAATTGCAGAAAACCGCATTCAAACACAGAGAGACATTGCGGCTTTAAACTCTAACACAAGGAACCAATAAAATGGGATCAGTAAGAGATAAAATGATTGAACAAATTCGTGCAGCAAAGCGTGGGACTGTCATAGCAGAACCTGTTGTTCAAGTAGAAGTTGTTGTAGAAGTGAGAGCGCGGGATGAAAACGGACACTTTATTGCAGATGACCCAGCCACATCAGAAAACGAAGCGTGGACTAAAAAGCCAGTTGCAAATCCTGCCAAAAATAAAAAAACAAAAGTCAAAAAATCTAAGTAGGTTCAGCAGTATTGCAAGGCCCCAGAGATTCCAAGGTATTTTCTGATTTCTTGGTATTTCTACTTGTATCTCCCGCATAATCTCATACTATATGCGGTATGGATGCACTACACTTAGCAGAATATCTATATAAGAGCATTCGTGAGCGCGATGCCCGTCTAAAAGACAGGCTTGCGGACGGTTCGATACAAACCTTTGAGGAGTATCGGTATTTAGTGGGCGAAATACGCGGCATGGCCTACGTTGAGGAAGAACTCAAAGTCGCGATGAAAGGTATAGAGTACGCGGATGACTAAAAAGTTATTTGTGCCAGAACACGTTGCAAGAGCAGCGGGAAATGTCACAGGAGAATCTTCAGAGATTCCCAAACCATTAGAAAATGCCTTTGGTAAAGGTGCCAAGAACAAAAACGCAGATGATCCTTCAGAAATAAAGCAATCATCTTTAGAGAGACTGCCACAGCCTACAGGCTACCGCGTCCTCATCATTCCTTATTATCCTAGCGAGAAAACAAAGGGCGGAATTATCGTTCCTGATTCAGTTCGTGAGCGTGAATCTTTCGCCACAGTTGCGGCCTATGTTGTTAAGCTAGGTCCAGACGCATACAGCGATGCCCAGAAGTTCCCAAGTGGTCCTTGGTGTAATGAGAAAGATTGGGTTCTTATAGGAAGATATAGTGGAAATAGGTTCAAAGTGGAAGGACTTGAGGTTCGTATTATAAATGACGATAATATTATCTCGACAATCCTTGACCCTAAAGACATTTCGTATGTATAAGTTAATGGAGAGCAAGGAAAATGGCTATGTCTGAAGATATTCGTGATGACGACGAATTTGAAAACGGTACTTCCGTTGAAGTTGAAGAGGATCAAGTAGATGATACTGATTCTTCTGACGACGACAGTGATGAAAGCCGAACAAATGTTCGTAGTAAATCATCCGGGGACGATGAGCTAGAAAATTATAGCGAATCCGTTCAGCGCAGGATTAATCAACTGACAGCGAAACGTAAGCAAGCATCCGAGGAAGCTCAAGCTGCGTATCAGTACGCTGACAAAATTCAAAAAGAAAATGAGTCTATGAAGACTCGCCTGCAACAAGTTAGTGCAGGGTACAACTCAGAAGCCGAAGGTCGCTTGAAGGCTCAAGAAGCCCAAGCAACTCGTGCTTACGCAGAAGCAAGTGAAGCTGGCGATTATGATCGTGCAGCTAAAGCTCAACAAGCTCTTGCTCAGATTGCTGTAGCCAAAGACAAAGTTCGCTCTCAAAAGAGTCAGATTGAACGTCAAGGCCAACAGCAGAAAGCGCAACAAGAACAGCAAGCTCAGGCTCCTCAGCAGCCTCAGCAGCAACAAGCGGCTCCCGCTCGTGATAAAAAACTAGATGGTTGGTTAGATAAGAATAGCTGGTTTGGAAATGATCGCATTATGACGCGAACTGCTCAAGCTATTCACGAAACTCTAGTTTTGGAAGAGGACTACGATCCTACGTCAGACGATTACTATAAAGAAATCGACTCGCGTATGCGTAGGGAAATGCCTCAAAAGTTTAAGGAGAAACGGTCCAACGCTCAGACTGTTGCTCCCGCGTCCAATGGACGGTCAGTAAAATCAGGGCGGAAGAAATCGGTAGAATTATCGCCGGGTCAAGTTGCGTTTGCGAAGAAAATGAGAATACCACTCGATAAGTATGCGCGAGAAGTAGCTAAACTAGATAATAGACGGAGTGAATAAAATGGCAGACAGGACATCACGCGACTCAGGTACGCGGGAGAGCGCACAGCGCCCACAACAATGGCGTCCGGGTTCTGCTTTAGAAGCCCCGGAACCACCAATCGGTTTTAAGCACCGTTGGATTCGTGAATCCGTAATGGAATACGATGATAAGACTAACGTACATAAAAAACGGCAAGAAGGCTGGGACCTCGTTCGCGCTGAGGAATATCCCGATTATGTTGGACCAATAGTAGACGAGGGACGCAACGCTGGCACCATTGGTGTTGGTGGACTTGTTCTCGCTCGCATCCCTGTTGAATTGGCCGAGCAGCGGAATGCACACTATCAAGGTGTAGCACAGAATCAAATGGACGCAGTAGATCGTGACTGGATGCGTGAAAACAACCCAGCCATGCCAAAGTCTGCTGCAC